GGCTTAGAAGGCCGCAACCAAGGATATGCGCCACGGTGTCCGTTACTCCAAGAAGATGCTCAAAGAGATCGAACAAGAAGAACGGGAGTGGGACGGGGAATAAAAAAACCCCCGGTGGAGGAAACCGGGGGTACTAGATCGTCGGGGAGGACGATGTGATGGAGAATGAATTCATCACGCGGCGAAGCATATCACGAGATTCGCCAAAAACGCATTCCTAATAGGCCTCCTTCAATCCTCTCAATACCTTTTACCCTAAATTCGCGCTTCTGCGCCAGCCTTTCGACCTGACTTTTTAGCTTTATGGTATCGACGGCGGGGATGAAAATGGACATCCCCGGCTCAAAAAACTTCCAATCGATTGAGATAGGCACCCCGTCAGGACACAACGTCCCCGTGCTCGATAGTCTGGTAGGAGCCAAGCTCGGCAATGGTTTTTTCCGTCTGTTCATCTAGCCACTCCCTGCAATCTACGCAGATAGCATTTACCGGTGGAAGGTTGGAATGGGTGCCCTTACCCATGCGTTTCTTGACCATCTTTGCTCTGGTACGCCCTGCTTTCAGCTCGTCCATAAAGCCTTCGTATGACACCTGCCTACGTACGCACCAATCCCGCAAGGGTGCGGTCATGATGAACAGTTTCTTCACGTCGTATTCGTAACGCAATACAAGGCCCCCTCTCGGGGTAGCATCGGCCACCGTAAATTTGTCGTTGTCTTCGGAAGCCGGGTTGGTGCGTAGGTCTTGAGACGATTTAATCCGCAGGGTGTTGTTCCAGTTTTCAGCCCAGAAGTTGTTGAGGATCTGCTCAGGATCAAGCTGCAGTGAACTGGCACGTGTAAGGGCTGTATTCATAACCCCTTCCAGCCACAGTCTGACCTTTTTAATATCGAACTTGGTGAGGCCGAGCTCGTTAGAAATCATAAGCCCGGTCAGGGCGTTGGCTACCATCACCGAATAGAACCTCTCCTGATAACTAAGCCCCAAGCGTAAGTCCATCCTGCGCTGGACCTCTTTGTATTTGGCCCTGACCGTCACGATGTTGGTTATGACATGTTGGAGGAATGGGATGGCGGCATGCCCGTAGTTGTTAATGAGTTGGAGACTGAGCTTGTCAGTTTCCTCCTTGGTCAGCCCCGGCACCTTGAGTGCCCGTACTTCCAGAACTCGCATGAGTTCTCCCTTGGGTACGGCTTTGAAGGCCATCATCTTTTCTACTACCGAGGTGTTTCCGGTACTGACCCCCATCAGTTTCCACGGTTCCCCGCGGACTCGTTCTTGGTTAGCTGAGGGAGCCAAGCGGTTCTTCTGTGAACCGGATGTGAGCTGATACACAAGGTTACTCAGATCCATCGGAGGTGCGTTGGTCAGCTCGTCGTACAGCATAATCAGGTTGTTCATGATCTCAGCCCGATTCATCTTGGAGTTGATGGTGTCAGACTCCTTGAGGGTTAGCTTGGTCGGGTCCCCCCAGATACTAGCGGCGGCGTAGAGAGCGGTGGTCTTACCCAGACCTGAGTCGGGGCTGAATACGTGCAGGAGAGCGGCATTAACTGCTGTGAACTTAGTGAAGATAGAACCAAACGAGAGCCCTATGATGAACTGATGCAGCTCCATACCTGCCCGATTGTAGAACTCCATTGCATCCTGCCATTCCTCCATGCTTCCTTTCTTCTCAAAAGCCGAAAACAGATGCCCGGTAACGGACGTAGGCGGGTTGTACTCTATGATGTCTGCCTGTACTTCCTTGTCACCTATGATGAAGGTGTCGCACCTGTCATCGGTCCACCCAAACTGCCTATGCGCTGTCTGCGCTACTGAGTTGAACTGCATTTCTTTCACCGATTCCAATATATAGTTTTTTAATTCGTCGACCTTCTGGACGACAACTCCCCTTGAATACAACTGCTTTCTAAACTCGTCGTTGGTAGATACGACGCTCATGGGGATCGTGAACTCACGTACCCCGTCTTTAGGGAGATGCAACCGCAGTACGATGCAGTCCCCGGACTCCTTATCGTTCAATCTACGTGATACGTAGATATCGTTGTGATACACACAGACTTCATATTCCTCATCATCCTTGATTATCTTCTTGAACACACCGCCGTTCTTGCCCATGAAGTAGGGCTTCGGGGCTTTAGGTATGACGTAGGTAAATTCAGCGTCATCCTCTGACCCTTCCGGCTTGGAGTGAACAACGAGGTCTTCGTCGGTAGCCTCGGCTATCTCCCGGCCAAGTGAGATAGGGGATTTAAACTTTCCCCAATGGATGCAGTCCTTACAGATTTGTGCCCTATCTTCGTCAGCCATCAGCTCCCTGATGGTCGTGCAGTGATACGGACCCTTGATGAGATCGAGCTTCTTCTGGGTATTCTCCGAGGTGTACTCCGGGTGCCTCCTAGACATCAGGTAGCTAGACTTGTCGGCGTCTTCGCAGTATTTGGTTATCGATAGACCCGCCCTCCAGAGAGGCTCACTCATGGTGTGCTGATTCTCGTAGATATACTTAATCTGATCGCAGCCCTTACCCTTAAAAGTCTTATCGATGATGGTCTTGAAGTAGCTTACGTAGTTACCAAGGATGGAGCGAGTGACCTCATCCATCTCACCTCGATTAAAGTGGGGCCTCTTGAAGTTCGTGGGTTCCCCCAACAGGTCTTTGTAGAACTCGGCAGTGCCGGGTTCTGTTCCCATATAGAGGATCTGTACGTTACGTGCTTCGTCTATCTTGTGATTCTGGGTACCGGGCACCCTGAGAATACGTGCTGAGTCAGCGGGTACGGCTGTGTCTATAAACAGCCGGTTGTCTATACAGAGTTCCTTGAGGCGTAGCGCCAGAGGTTGCCACGTATCTTTATCAACAGGTTCGGCAAAGGGCCAGTATGCGTGAATCCCGCCACCGGAGTTGACAAGGTAAGGACGTGGGAGGCCCACAGTCTTGCAGAAATCTTTGAGCGCATTGAGCGTCTCTTTGGCATCCTCGTACCGGGCCGGCTTCGCATGATGAGGGCCGTAGTCGATATCGAGGAATAGACAGCGAAGCTGTTCTACGTTGGATTGTTGGCGCTTTGGATTATTGAATGTCGCTAGTGCGAAGTACGATTCGAGCTTGTTAGCTGAGAAGTCATCTGCCGTTGCACATAGCTGCTCGATATCCTTGTAGTGCTTTTCTACCGGATACTCCCCTCCGAGCCCTGTAGCACAGTAGTAGCCATCGTCCCCTAAGATGTTTTTTAAGAATTGTATTCTGTCCATACACGGCTACTCTGAAGAAAGAAAGGGGTAGGGATGACCCTACCCCCACATGACTAATCAGTCATCCCACTCGCCAATCAGATCTTCAAGCGATGAAGATTCTGCGACGGGTGCGGCTTTCTTCGGAGCAACTTTCTTAGGCTCTTCGATAACTTCCTCCTCTTCTTCCGGCTCCTCCACAGGAGCAGGTTTCGGAACGGGAAGAGCTTCCTTCTTAGGCGCAGGGGGGGCTTCCTTCTGCACGTTGTCAGCCTGAGACACGGTCAGTTCAATCGCCTTATTGGCTTCCTTGGATTCCTTGAGGCGCTGAATAACTTCCCATTCTTCTTCAGTGACCGGACGGATCGGACGGAAGAACAGCTTAGGCACCGGACTAGCAATGTCGAACTTCATTTCGGTGACAACACCGGACATCGGTGCATCCTTCAAACTGAGGAACTCTGCATACGCACGGAGTGGGAGCTTACCCTTCTCACCATCACCAAAGATCGAAGTCGACGGAAGTACGAGCTGATACACCTCTTCCCGATCAATCTCACCCTCGATAACCACAGCGAGGCGCTGACTGTAACGGCAAGCACGAGACTCACCCTGACCGGAACCCTTGATGTTCTGAGGGCAATTCAAGCAGGTATTAGACTGCTTATCCTTGACTGCTTCATCGGGCTTCTGGCTATCGCTAGACCAGCAAACCGGCGGTTTGGATTCACCTTCAGCGTAAGTACCTTCATAGTACGTACGGGATACTTTCGGTGCCGCCTTGATGATGACGACGTTCATCGTCCGTTCTTCAGAGACACGGTATTCCTTACCACCGATCATTTCACGGAACGCATTACCCTTGATGCTGATACGGCGCATGCCCCCGGAGGATTCCCCGGCTAGGGTTTTGGTTACTTCATCAGCACCCGCACCACGAAGATATGCGGGAAGGCCACCTTTAAACAGATCTAATTCACTCACGTTCATTCTCCTTAAAGATCCTCTGAGGGATCAAAGTTAATAGTCATCTGACGATCATCTTCCGGCATGAGTCCGGCTTCTTCGACAATCGCCCGTAGGGCTTCCTCTACCTTACTTACCTTGAATCGGTATACGCCACCCACCTTTAAATGCGGCACGGTGTTGTTCCTGACCCAAGCCCGAACGGTAGAGACCGACACAGCGAAGTGCTTCGCTAGGTCGTCGATCGGGACGTACGGTTCATCCTGCATTCTTGTTCCTCTTAACAGTCACAGAGTATTCCATGTTTGAGTTGAGTCCCGGCGGGAGGTCTTCCGGGTGTTCCTCCAAGTAAGCCTTCATGTTCCCCTGATGGATGCGCTTCTCAAGGAGCTCAGGCAGTTGATTCTCCAAGATGAACTTGTGCATGGATTCCCAATCACTCGTACCGTAGGTAGTCTTCACTGTGCGGTAGACGAGGCCGGCCTTGGTCTTGATGGTTTCCATTCCGGTCTCACGCATTTCATCGCTGATAGCGATCTTCACCCGGCGCATCTTCTGCTCAAGGTCCTTGAGTTCTGCATCTAGGGTTTCTTTCTTGGCGTACATTTTTACGTACACGCCGACAAGCTGATCTAAAGATACGTCTGACATTTCATTCTCCAGTTGAACTCGGTCTAATGCCGATGGGAAAAACATACTATCAAACTTTATCTTAGTCAAGCAAAGTTTTGTAAAGATCGATTAACTTTCCGTTCTCTGTGATCCGGTTGTCGAGCATACGGTAGACGTGTTTCTCTGCGTTTGAACCTTGGAGTTTTACCACTGTGACGGGATGACGCTGCCCTGCCCGGTGTGCTCGGGCATTCGCCTGTGCGTAAGTTTCGAGGCTGGAAGTGGGTCCCCACCATACGATCGTATCAGCAGCGGTCAACGTCACTCCATGAGCCGCCGCTTGTGGTTGGATAATCAGGATACGCGGATCGGATTGAGTTTGGAATCTCCTGAAAATATCTGCCCGTTTCCCGGCTGACACTTCGCCGCTGATTACGTCTGTATCAAAGCCATCACCCATCAACTTCTCACGGAGCAGCTCTATAGTGTGCTTGAACGGAACGAAGATGAGAACCTTCTGGTTTGTCTCGTCGATGACCTCTCGGAGTACCTTATACCGATTGGCAATATCAAAGTGGAGAGTCTCTCCACTATCGGCATATACCGCACCGCAATTATGGACGATGATAGGACCTTCTTTACCGGCTACAACAAACCTAGACCGGGGTCCGCAATTAAGTAAGTCGTAAGTTTTTTTCTGCTGTCTGGCGGTATCGTCAGAGCTAAATCTATAGGCCAACCCGCCTTCAGCCGCCTCCTCAAAGTGACAGACTTGAGCCCGTATCCCTCTGCTGCTTGTGCTACAGTCATTTTTCCATTCGGTGTATCTATAAGGGTGTTCACCCTCGTGTTGCGCCCCTGCTCCTTGGGTGTAGCCCACCGACAATTCTCCGGTGAATACGGGCCGTTGTTGTCTATCCTGTCTAGCGTAAGTCCAACCTTGTGTGTAAGCCCCATATCCGACCAGAACATCTCGAATGAAGACCGCCAGCGTTCGCATACAAAGACCCCACGTGCCCCGTAATTTCCGTAATCCTTGTCCGATGGATCGTGGCATCTCCGTAGCATATTGCTGTAGTTTGAATAAACTTTTGTTTTGCTCATTTTGTGTGTTTCGTTGCCGTGGTGGCACCCACAGCTCCTCGGGTGTTTCCTGTGCTTCGTTCTCAAATACTGACTTCTTCGCACCACCTTCCGCCCACACTCGCACAGGCAAAGCCACGTCGCGCATTGCACCGAAATTCCGTTCGTCGTTCCAGCTCTCTCTATAACTGTCAGGTACCCGAACTTCTGCCCGGTTAAGTCTTTTGCTGGGTTTGCCATAAATAATATCCTCCGCTGTCCGCCACCCTTTGGTAGTAAGTACTTTGTGGTCCGAAGTCATCATTACTCCGTAACACTCACTCACTTCTTTTCCCCCACGGAATACAGCCCCATCTTGCCTGACCCACGCTTCTCCATCCCAAACTCTATGTAGGGGTGTTACATCTTGGATTGGTATCCAGCCAAACTCCGTAAGGACAGGCGTATTGTACGCTATACAAGATATCTGTAACAGTTTGTTGAGTCCCACGGCGGCGTTGACGGCTGTGATCTGTTCGCCCGTTGTCTGCACGACGAGTTGCTTGCGTAGGGCCTCGTAGTATTTCTTCTGCTGGGGGGTTAGCTCTACATCACGTACCACGTAGGTCATTTCGGGGAGGTCCAGACATTCTTCCTTGGTGTACCTGATCGCCGGTTGCAGGGCTTCGAATACCACTTTATCTGCGTTGGGACGAACCATCCATTTGAACGTAGTGACCTTGGTCATCACCATGTCTTTGAATGCCGTAAAGAACTGAGGCACACCCTTCGGATTGACGAGCTTGGCTAGACCATACGCATCTACCGGGGACTGCGCCGCCGGAGTGCCTGTCATCATCCATAACCACGTATCAGGAGTCAGGATACGGTTAAGCGTTTTCCATCTAGCCGTCTGAGCGTTCTTATAGGCGTTGGCTTCGTCGACGATAATTAAGTCAAAGCCACCTTTCTTTATTTCTTCCTCTACGATATTTAATCCGTCGTAGTTAATGATGACGAACTCGGCACCGCTATTGATGATCTTGACCCGTTTGTCCTTAGCTCCATAGGCTATATCTGCTGTGCGGTGCATAGCGAAATTGAATAAGTCACCACGCCACGCCGAGTCCATGATGGACAGGGGGCAGACAATAAGTGCCCGTTTGATCTTGCCTAGCTTCATCAGGTAATCAGAGGCCCAGATAACGGAACCTGTTTTTCCGGTTCCTTGTTCATTAAGAATGAAACACCTGCGATGCAAGGTGGCGAACGATGCGGTGTCCTTCTGGTGCTCGAAGGGTTTGTATCTTCCGGGCCAGTCATAGCGACCCAGAATGGGGGACGGTACGTCCTTAATCTGTAGGTTCTTCAGAACTTGGGCTTCCTCTAGGTTCCAGTGCACAAGCACCTTCCCATCGCCCATGTCCTTACTCTTGGGAATCACGGTTGTGATCCGTCCGGGGTTACGTACGTTCAACAATAATGCTTTATTATCAATTACTTGCATGTCATTCTCCTAGTTATTAGACGAACAAAGAGAGGAGTAAACAGGCCCTATTCCCTGCTTACCCCTTACTCTTGTGCCGATTCCCCGCTAATGAAGACAAGACAGGAGAGACAGCGGTGTCGGCTGGTGCGGTTTATTATGTAGGTCGCAATCTAACCCTCGACTAGCCCACTCACACCGTACGGCTAGCCGAATCCAACAAATCTTAACGCTTCTTGCGTTCTCGCTTGCTCGTCTCAGAGACGAGGTTACTCTTTTTATCACGTTTAAACGATCGGTTCTTTGCGGCAGTGGTGATGTATACACCGTCCTTATTCGAACCACCTTTGTCCAGCGCCTTGCGGTGCGCTACGTCTTTACCTTCACGGGCGTCCGCTTCTCCGTTACCGTTCCTATCGGGTAACTTCTTATCGAGAGCTCGCCTAGCGCGTTGGCGCTCCATACGACGTGGAAGTTCATCCCTCTTCTTTTGCATTTCATATTCGTGCTTGTAAGGGCGTGGCTTGTTTACGTAGGGCATTAGTTTCGTCCGTTATGTGCACACTCTAAAATTGGGCAGTGCTTCTTGCATAGTCCCGATGGGCGCGGATTCCACACCCCGTTGTCGTACGCCGAACGTAACCGGCCATACTCCGTCAACCATTTCACCCACAACTTATCCTGATCCTCAGCCTTGTATTTCTCTTTGGGGAAGCTACCCGCTACCACGAAAAACAACCCGGCCTTTACCCTCGTCACTTCTGGGTAGTGCTTGAACACAGCCATTGCCATGAGTTCCAACTGTCCAGAGTCTGCGTACTTAGCAGAAGCCCCGGTCTTGTAGTCAATGACGAATGCACGATCACCATCAATGATAAGGAGGTCAGCGATACCTCGCCACCATGCGTCCCTGCTCTTAAAACTACACGGCTCCAGATCCTCTGTGAGCGCAAATTTCAGTTCGCAGTGCTTGTCTCCCGGCAACTTGTTGAGCCCGTCGAGCGCCTTACGAAACCTTTCAAATTCTTTAGGGAGGTCAGCCCCGTCACGGATGTAATCTTCAGCCGCCTTGTGGAAGCGGTTCCCATACAGGATAGCGTCCGTTTCCTCCATAGGGTACTCCTTGAGTACCTTCAAATGGTAGTACTGCTTAGGGCAGGTGATGAAGTTCTTAATCGAAGAAAACGACCATGACGGGGACTTACTCATTCGTAGCAACGCTCCATGAGAGCGGCATACCCACAGATATCCACAATGCTATCCCGATGCTCCGGGTCGTTAGCTAGTCTGGCGGCTTTCAACAAAATCATCATTACGGCTACGTCCTTGTTGGTAAGGGATCGATCCCCTACTGACTCCAGATAGGAGTTCCACATTTGTGCAATGCAGTCCAGATTCTTAGACGGATGCCCGTACGTCCTCTCACGGTCTCCGTAAATAATGTCCTGCGCTTCTTCAAGCACATTAATGCTAGTCATTATTACCCCCTCTATTTGTGAAATTAGGCCTCACGGACACGGCATCTTCGGGACTCCACCCATGAGCTAATCGATAAGAGATCGTGTTGTGCCTAATGCCGGTTTTTTGCGCCCACTCCGCAATGGTCATACTGATACCAGTGATTGTAAGTACGCGGTTAGTGCGCCGGTTATTGTTTTGTTCAGCGGCATTAGCCCACCGGCAGTTCTCCTTTGCGTATCCTTTGTAGTTATCTACGCGGTCTATAGACGCTCCCTTAAAAGGCTGCTTGCCCATATCCGCGAAGAACACATTAAAGTCGTACCACTCTTGGCACACCCGCACTCCTCTACCGCCGTAGTTATTGTAGGCTTTGTGATTTGGGTTGTCACAACGCGCCATCATGCTACGCCACACGGCGTACTCTGGGATTTTGGACTTACCGTGCGTTTTGTTAGCACACCCACCGCATGAGGTTGATTGGCCTCGACGCACCGAGCGCTCGTCTACCCATTTATCTTTACCACACACGCACACGACATACACCTCGAACACCGACTTGCCGAGGCCGGATTTAATCCGGCGCTCGTCTTTTATAGTCAGCAGACCTTGTGTGGTACCCACCATGCTAGGGAGGGTCCGTTTGCGTTCACGAGGTTGCGTTCTCCACGAATCAGCAATCTTTAAGGGTTTTTCCATAGCCGGCTTCCGCATCCAGTGGGATATCAGGCATCCAATCAGGGGGCGTTCGCATTACGGATAACGTCAACTGCATAGCCGCGTCAGCCTCGTCCTCTGGGACTACCATATAAAGCGCATCATGCACGGTCAGAGCAATGGGGTAGTGCTTACTTAACTGAAGCATGTGCTCAGCCATAATGCACCGGGCTACAGCTTGTGTCAAACCCTGAAATACTTTTGACCCATAGATTTTATCTCGCCCATATCTTGAGGCGTAATCCCATTGGGGACGGTCATCGTTCATTTCGCATCGCAAGTCGGTATAGCGTAAGTACAGACCAGACGGCAGTAGTAATCCTTTTTTACCGTTTACCTTGCAAAACTCGTTACGACCTATGTAGTACGTGTCATCTCTCGAAATAGCTTTGAGTACCTCTTCCCCTGTTCGCCACACACGAGCTACGTTTGCGTACTCTGACCGGTACCTCGAGACAATGCGCTTCGCTTCATCTTCACCTATATCCGAGCCCGATCCGGCTTTGATAGCGGCTCTAATCTTGATCGCTCCGACGCCATAAATGAGCGACAACTGCGAGGTCTTGCCGATGAACCGTTGCGCCTTAGTTACTTCGTCATACGGAGTATTAAACACGCTAGAGGCAAAGTCCTTGTAGAGATCAACCCCTTTACCTAGGAGTTCTAACTTGTCCATCTGACCTGCTATCCACAAACCCACGCGAAGTTCAATGTTCGATAGGTCAGCGCCGACAATAACGTGCCCTTCTGGAGCCATTATGGTTCGCTTTAATGTGGAGTCACGGGGGACATTCTGTAGATTTATAGAACCCTCAGCCGCCCATCGCCCCGTTTTAGCACCGTAGTATTTAAGGGGTACAGGCAACAAACCCCGTTCAGATATGCCTATAAAGCGTTCTGTTCTGGTTTCTTCGATTGTGCTCTTAGTCCCGAGTCTTGCCGCAACAATAGCTTGTACCCGGATATCGGGGTGCTCAGCTAAGGCTTTAAAATCATCGTCGGTCTTGGCAAATGCAAATGCCTCCTTGCCCGTCGTTGGGCTTATCTTCGTAGGAGGTACTACCCCGTATGACCGCAGCAACTCCGCAAACTTCGGGTTACTCATCAGGTCATCCTTGTCATGCCCGGCCTCAGTGAGCAGAGCTTCCTTCTTCTGCTGTATGTCCTTGAGGTGCGTAGCCAGCAGACTACGGTCCAGTACAAGTAATGGACGTACGAACATTTTCAATGTCAGGTCTATCAGCTGCATTTCTTTCTTAGGGAAACCACTTCGGACCATCTGGCTGAAGATATCGTAGGTCAGTTCTACGTCGTTGATACAGTAGTCTCCATACGCACTAAGTTCTTCCTCTGTGAAGTCCTCACGTCTCATACCATCGGCACTTATAACTTCAGTCCCTTTCTGCCCTACACCATAGAGTTCAGCGAGAGCCTTCAGCGATGCGGGTGCGTCGAACCCATGAATGGCCTTAGCCATCAGCATCGTGTCAGCGTACCGCTTGGCATGGATACCAAAGATCTCGGACAGGATGAACCCGTCGAACATGGTGTTCTGACAGACCAGCATGGAGTTCTCAAAGTCGTAGTTCTTCAGAAAACCACGTAGCTCCTTGTGCGTACCACTCGCCCAATCTGTCTCTCCATCGTTGACCTTTACGGCAACACCAATCGCTTGGAACCTCGGGTCACGTATGTACTCTTCGGTAGTGCTTTTTTTCAGCGTGTAAGTCTTTGAATCATAATGAGTTTCTAGGTCCAAAGTTATTATATTCACTCCGGGTCCCCCATCAGTCCTGTATCCGGCAGGATACTGTTGTACGTACCGGGAATCGGTATAGGTGACAGGTGAATAGGAGGATCGTATGTACGAACAG